CATAAGCAATGACCCAAACCGTGCCGGTATAAACCTTCATTACCGACAACGTGGTGTTCCAATAAAGGTCACCAGCAGTCAGAGGATCTCCGTCATTATCAACGGTTGGATCGCTGGCCTTAGCACCTAGATAACGGTCATCAAAGCTATCAAAGGCAGCCAAGGCAGACGCTGCAGAGCTGGCAGCACTGGTTGCACTGTTAGAGGCACTGGTGGCGCTAGTGGCGGCGTTAGAGGCAGAGGTGGCTGCGTTGGAGGCAGAAGTAGAAGCTGAGGATGCGCTACTAGCTGCCGCACTTTGAGAAGCTAAAGCTGCTGCCGCACTACTTGCTGCGTTAGAGGCGCTGGTAGAGGCGTTAGAAGCACTTGTGGAGGCACTACTAGCAGAGGACGTGGCAGAGGCCGCAGAAGCCGAAGCAGAGGCCGCCGAGGCAGCCGCAGCAATAGCAGAAGCCGACACCGCACCAACATTGCTATCCACATAGTCTTTTGTGGAAGCATCCGTACCAGCAGAAGGAGTACCAAGATTAGTAATCCGGTAACCGCCCATGTTCAGGATACCCGACAACGTACCACCAAGGGTACTAAGAGTACGGGCAAAGACTTCCTGAGCAACGTAAAGCAGCTGTGTAAAGTTATTGTTCAGGTCAGCTGCTTTGATCGCAGAACCAGCAAAGAACGTAGCCTCAGAGGCATCGTTGTTGGTCTCACGATAAATGATAATGGCAACACCGTTGGCAGGAGCCGACAGGAATTGAATGGTGCTGGCATTAACGAAAACAAATGAGGTGGTGGCCACTCCATTAAGAGTAACCTTAACGTCCGCCTCATCTAAGTAAGAAAAAGACAGGGAATAGATCGTGGTAGACCCATTCCCCGTATAAGTGTTTTGGACGATTGCCATGGTTACTGTTGACCGTAATTGATCAGTTCATTGTAGATCCTGGTGTTTTCCGATTCGTCAGTCGGATTTAGTTGTTCAGCGGTAAGCGGTTTAGAAAGATTGTATTGACCGCGTTGGATTTGATATTTAGCTTTTCTGATGCCTTGCTCAGCCAGACCCACTTCTTCCACATTGGCTTCCATCTGTTGGAAAGCAAGCTTTCTTTTTTGTTGCCAGATTTCATCAATAGCAGCATAGAAGCGAGGCCACTGTGCTCGATCAGTACCAATATCACCAATGCTACGGTTTTGCCAATTTTTAAGATCTTCCTTAAACCAGGACTGCTTGCGAAGGCTATCCAGTTCCTGACGAAGGCCGTTCTTAGCCATGGCATTGCGAATGAAATACTTCTGCTCTGCTGTCATAGCCCGCCCAGAGGGGGACTTTTCAAGACTATCAGACCAGTTGTATTCAGCAGCCATCAACATCTTGGCCACAGGATCTTTGTTATCGGGGCTGATTTCAAAAGGAACCAATGCGTTCCAGGGGCCACCGTTAGGGTTACGCAGCGGCTCACCAGTCAGAACATTGATAAGGGGAGGACGCAGGTTGCGATAACCGGGCAGCGCAGATTGCATAGCCCGATCAAGTTCACCATTGAATTCCCTCATGTAAGGATCAAAGGCATTGGCAGCAGCTCGACGAGCACCAGACAAAGGCAGCATGTTGTTGCTCGTGGCAAGAATACCTTTAAGTGCGGTGCTTCCCTTAAGCAATTCGCCAGGGTCGGCCATAACGGCAATAGCTTCCAGACCAGCAAAGTAGCTCTTTTCGGTAAGACCCGCAGCAATAGCAAGAGCCATCTGTCCGGTAAGAGTTTCAAGCCAATCTTCATTCAACCCCATACGAGCAAGCATAGCAATATCTGCCATACCAGCCAAGACGTTGTTCAAAGGCTCCAATCCATTGTAAGAAACCCAGTTACCACCAATGTTGATGGAACGGGGTTGAATACCAAGGGCTTTCCAACGAGCACGTTCGCGGGCATCCACAGGCATGTTACCGGTGGTCAATCCAGCAGCACCAAGCATCAAACCAATGCCAGCACTAATGGCTCCAATAGCTTCCCTGCCTTCGTATTCCGCCACCCGTAGAGCGTCACCAGATTGCTTGACAGCCAGATACTCACCGGCATACTTACCAACAAGAGGGGTAAACTGTGCCTGGTAGCGAATAATGTTTGCAGGGGTACGAAGGAACGGAACCGCAACACGACCAAGAGGGCCAAGAGGACCAAGGTTTTCCAGGAACTGGCTAAGGCCATTAACAGCCCTACCAGGATCTTCTTGGAAGGTACCAATCTCAGCATACTGTGCAAGTCCCTTTGCTTTAATGCGGCCTGTCTGTGGGTCAATGCCTTTGGAGTATTCAGCTATGTATTTCTGAGCCAGCTTATCCACATCAAGAGGATTCTTGGCTTCAGTCATAGCTTGATACATCGACTGCTCAGCAATCCGTTGACGAGCCAGAATGGTACGGAAAGCATCATCAGTGCTCATCAGTAGACGGCTGGGTAGATCCAACCACTGAACCAAACGGTAGTGTGCCTTGAGGAAGCCAACTGCCCTTTCCTCATTAGGAGTAGCAGCAATCTTTTCAAGCGTTTGAAGCATGGCTTCGGTTTCAGCCCGTTCAATCACCTGACGCGGAGTCCAGGTAGCAGCAGTACCACTCTTGAATGTAGTAACACCAACCTTAAAGGCTTCAGACGAGCTAGTCCAAATAGCATGGAGACCAGCCACAGCAGCACGAGTCAGTGCTGGATCACCCTTACGGGCACCCATGATGGCAATGCTAACAGGGGCCTCGATGAGGCGTACAGACGCACTGAAGTTACGGATAATGGTTTTGGTGCCAGACAGAATGCTGTTATAGAACATTCCCATCTGGTTTTCGCCAAACACCTTCATGGCCGTACCAGCAAAGGTGACGGTCTTAGCGGGGTCACCACCAGCAAGGACCATAGCACGGACCATTGCCCGCATCTCATCTTCAGCTTTGGGGTCACCCATGCGCTTCAGGTTCTTAACCTTATCTGCCCACTTCCGCAGGTCACGATTGGTCAGAACATCTTCACCCTCATATTCACGCAATGCTTGAGCAGCCTCACCGCCATCCATAGCGGAGCTGATCTTCACCTTAAGGGAATTTAGACTGCCACCATAGAAGTTGGTACCAAACTTATACACCTCAAGCATACCAACCAGACGGTCAATAAGACGGTCAAAGTTGTTGGCTCCAGTGATTTGATTGGTATCCAGATCCTCAGCAACACGAGCAATGTCGTAGATCTGAGCAGCAAGGTCAGAGATGATTGCCTTGGCAGCAACAAGACCCTCAGCAGATGGGATGTCGGTTCCTTCAAGCGTACCACCAGCAGTACGAAGCACCGACCCAGCCACATCGGTAGGATCTTGCATTACCTCATCAACAGTCTTAAACGCATCGTTGAAGTCTTGATAAACACGAGCTGCGTTACCAACAACTTCATCAACAGTCTTGCCAACTGCTCTGGAGATCTTGCGAACATCCACCTTTTTGCTGGCATTCTTGATAACCTTTTCAACACCCTCATCAAGATTCATGATCTTAAGTTGGGCATCGGTCATCACCTTACCAGCAGAACCGTGAGACACAACACGACCAGGTTGGAATCCAAGATCCTTTTCTGTTCCCTTGAAGCCGGTCTCTAGTTGGTCTTGCTTTTTAACAACATCATTGATGTCAGCAACTCGGTGTGCGGCTTGTGTTTCCCAGAATTCATAGGGAACATCATCAGCACTTTCGAAGATGGTATTCTCAAGGTCAGCCTGAGCAAGGCGCACCTGATCTAGTTCTTCGGTCAGAGTCTTAGCAAGGTCATCTTCTGGATCCAGAGCATTGATGCGTTCCTGGATGGTTTGTTCCCGTGCCATGAGTTGGTTCATTTCCAGCTCTTGAGCATCGGTCCACCGAACACGTTCGGCTTCCTGGGACACAGCATCAGCTTTGGCCAGTTCTTCAGACTTGTCTGCCGTGGCCTTTACGCCAGCAGCAACAGCCTCTTCCTTGCTACCACCATTATCAATGACTGCTTTAGCTGCTTTCTTGCCAAAAGCAAAAGCAACCACAGCATTACCAACAGCATTAAGGGGACCACCTTCAGCAACCGACTTGATGCGGTTGATCCAAGGGTTATCCTCTTCCTTAGCAGCTAGGGCAAACACAAAGTTATCTTGCCATTCTTCAGGCACCCACGATTGGATCATGGAGCTGAAGTTACCGTCACGAGGATCGGTAAGGAAGAAGTCTGCGATGGCACCAGGAACAAGGCCTTCGGTGACAAGACGCTTTGCCTGTGCTGCAACTTTAGCACCACCTTTCAATCCAGCAGGAATGGCAGTGGTACCGGCTTTTACCCCAGGCAGGGGAAGACGGGCTGCTTGACGGGTAGCAACAATAAAGC